CCTACTAACTCAAAATTAGTGGCTCTTGGGTTGCTTCTTATTTTCATCTCGTTGCCTCTTTTGCTCGCGTACTGCTGCAGCTTGTTTCATTCGATTCCTTTTTGCAGAAGGCTTTTCATAGTGCTCTTTTGACCGAAGATCAATAAGTGAGTCTTTAGTTTTTCTTTTGAGTACACGCAAAGCGCTTTCTACATTACCATTTCTAACTGATATTTTCATTATTTACCGTAGACTATATTATCCCAATCTTGCTCGCAGCTATTATAGTCTTCGTTCATCCCAAACCCAACGGAAGCTAGTGCTTCTTCATCAGTCTCTAGTGGGTATACGTCAAAAGTCGTATCTTCATCAAATAGTTCCATTTGTTCTGGGCCTATCATTGTTTTCTCTCCTTATAAAAGATATGTTCATTTATTTGAACAGTTTTTTCAAAATGTTTTGCCCATGCAGGGCTGCTGTATGTTGCATGATACCAAAGAGCTCCATCTACAATATCCAGAAGTGGGTCTGAGCTGTACACAAATAAAGCAGAGTACATACTATCATCCCAAGCTTTTTGATTTCGTATTGCGTCTGACTTCCCATCACAGTACCAACTAAATTGGCAAGAGTGTAGATCAATTCCTCCGCTTGGATAATATCTAGCTTGTTTCACCACCTCACACACAGTATTTGGAAACTTTGGTGAGTTCACACGATTCATTGTTACCTGTCCTACAGCAACTCTACCAACCTGTGGCTGATTTCTACTCTCAAAGTAGATATTTGTTGCAAGACAGTAAATTTCTTCTCGAACATCTAGTTCTTCTGCTACCACTTTTGGAGTAAACATTAAAGCTACTCCAAGTGTTGCAGCTAGGGCTTTTTGAATACCCATCCTCTTTCCCTCAAGTACTTAGCTTGTTTAACACAAGAATTATAACTGCGATCCGGAAATAGCTCTGCAAGTTCTTTTTCTTTACAAAAATAGTACTTCTGAGTCAAAAGGGTTCTTTCTTCATGACTCCATGGTCGCTTCTTATAAATTCTCATTGTATTATTATAATGGAATTGAGGTTTCATGTCAAGCACTATTTTTTATTTCTCTCCTAGTAAAAATAATTCTTGACATCAAAAGTCCTTGCGTGTATAATATATAAACGTGATAGTAACAGCCTTAAGGAATTAAGTAGTGGAACCAATTAACATGTTAGAGTTACAAATACTAACAGTAATACTTTGTATGATAGGCTGTGCCTACGGCAGCTTCAAAGCAGGCCACAAGGCCGGCATTGAGCATGCCCTGGATTACTTAGAGGCTCAAGGAGTTATTGAGTTTACTGAAGATTAGGTCGGAGCACCTTTAACGCCCACAACTAAATCGGATGCCGAAAGGATCCACAGAGTGTACCGAAAGGGCACAAGGAGAAAACTATGAACAATCTAGCAAGATTGAATGTGGCAGACTTCCCAAAATTCTTTTTGGGGTTTGACCGTTTTGAGAATGTAAACCCAAATATTGATGGGGCATACCCTCGATATAATATCGTAAAGACAGACACTGGGTATCGAGTCGAGATAGCAGTTCCAGGCTGGAACAAATCCGATATCGAAATATCACAGCATAAAGATGTCTTGACCGTAAAAGGTTTATGTAAGCTGACGGAAAAAGAAGGCGAGTCATATGTCTATAAGGGGTTGAGCGGAAAAGAGTTTGTGAGAACGTTTACGTTACACAAGCATGTGCAGCTCAAGAAAGCTTACATGAACAGGGGTCTACTCTGTATTGATCTGGATGAAGTAGTACCAGACGAAGAAAGACCCAAGATGATAAATATCGAGTAATAAATGTACAAAAAGGTCAGAAATTATCTAGATAATTGCGACGGTTTACTATGCGAAGCCATATGGTGTCAAGCCATATTTTGGGGAATGCTATTAGCAGCCGCTACACACTAACTAGAGGGCGGGGAAACCCGCCCATTTCTATCAAAAGAGAAGGAATTTATGGAATTAAAAGACAGTAAAACAGTTCAAAATCTAAAAGATGCTTTTGCAGGTGAATCACAAGCAAATCGCAGATACCTTTACTTTGCAGCAAAAGCTGACATTGAGGGCGAGAATGACGTGGCAGCAGTATTTCGCTCAACTGCAGAAGGTGAGACAGGCCACGCACACGGACATCTTGAGTATCTTGAAGCAGTAGGAGATCCAGCAACGGGGTTGCCTATGGGAGATACTCGTAAAAATTTAATGGCTTCTATCGAAGGTGAAACCCATGAGTACACAGATATGTACCCAGGAATGGCAAAGACCGCGAGAGAAGAGGGATTTGATGAAATCGCAGATTGGTTTGAGACACTTGCAAAAGCAGAGCGCTCTCATGCTAACCGATTCCAGAAGGCATTTGATGCCTTAGGTTAAAAAGTTATGGCACTATCATTTATTAAAGAGCTAGTTGGACCAGTCAGCGGTCTAGTATCAGAATTTATCGAAGACAAAGATGAAAGAAATAGATTAGCACACGAAATTGCTACTCTTGCAGAAAAACAACACCATGCTGAAGTCATGGCCCAAGTAGAAGTAAATAAAACAGAGGCAGCACATAAGTCTCTTTTTGTCGCAGGGTGGAGACCAGCTATTGGGTGGATCTGTGGACTAGGTATGCTCTCTAACTTTATTATAGTGCCCATGACAAACTTTGTTCTAGCCCTCACAGGCAGCCCTATTGTAGTGCCTCTTATTGATTTACAAACAATGATGCCGGTGCTTCTGGGTATGCTAGGGCTGGGTGGCATGAGATCATTTGAGAAAGTCAAAGGAAAAGCAAGAGAGAAATAGATGACAAAGAAGCAAAGAATAAAGAGTAAAAGGCTTGGACCTTGTCAAGCACACGCTTATGTGCAAGACGAAGATGAAATAAGAATGGATAGAATTGGTCAAAATGGAAATGACGGAGAACACTATATGGAGTTAGATGCGCTTATTAAACAGCAACAAGAAGCAGAACCTTTTTTCTTTAGGTATGAAGACACTCAAGAGGATGGCCGCTGGAATTGGTACGGGGTCGAAGATGAGGAGGATGCAACGGGCGCAGAAGACGAAGTTGATAGCACTAAAAAGCCACGAAGAGGAAGCTATGAAATTTGATAGATTGTACGAAAGACTCAAGATAGACGAAGGTTGTAAGTTTGAAATCTATGACGATCATCTTGGGTATAAAACTTTTGGCATTGGTCATCTTGTAAAAGAAACAGATGAAGAGCATGGCTGGCCTTGTGGCACTCCTATTACCGAAGAGCGTGTAATGCAGTGCTTTCGGGAAGATACTCAAATTGCAATACGAGAGTGTTATGCACTTTATGGAGAGTCTTACTTTGAAGACTTTCCAGAAGAAGTACAAGAAGTTTTAGTAAACATGATGTTTAATCTTGGTCGTCCTCGCCTATCAAAATTCAAAAATATGCGAGCAGCCTTAAATATAGGTGATTGGAAGTTAGCTGCAATAGAGGGACGAGACTCTTTATGGTATCGCCAAGTAACTAATCGCGCCGAACGGCTAATGTCAAGGCTAGAAAATGTTCAATCTTAACTTAACAATAGTTATTCCCTCCAAAAATGAAGAGGAGTACATTGGACATCTACTAGATGATTTACAGCTGCAGTTTTTAGGAGACACACCTATTTATATAGCGGATTGTTCTACAGACAATACTAGAGCTGTAATTGAAGAGCATAAAGGCCGCCTAAATGTAAAAGTTATTGAAGGCGGGCCTGTCTCAGAGGCACGAAACAAAGGCGCAAAGCTTGCAGAAAGTAAGTACTTATTATTTATTGATGCTGATGTTCGTTTCTTTGAGCTTACTTGTATTGCACGAACCTGCAGAATGATGGAGAAAGAAGATCTACACTTACTTGGATTAAAAGCAAAGTGTTATGACGATGATAGACTTGCTATACTCGGTTATAAAGTATTTAACTTTATAAATAAAATTATGTGCAAAAAGATTCCTTTTGCAGTTGGTGCATACATGCTAACACGCACGGATAAGTTTAGAGAGTATGGTGGATTTCCTGAGAAATACAAAACCTCGGAAGATTTCTTTTTATCCAAGATGTATGACCCCAAACATTTCAAACTAGCAAATCACTATTTCGGACAAGACAGTCGTAGACTGAAAAAGATGGGATACTTTGGAATGGCAAAGTATTTAATTAAAAACTTTATAAATAGAGACAACACAAAGTATTGGGAGCAAATGGATGGAAGCAAGTACTGGGACTAAGTATAGAGCAGTATTTATATCAGACTTACATTTAGGTTCAAAGCACTGTAACTCAGACGCACTGCTGGAGTTTCTTACAAATATAAATACAGAAAAACTTTTCCTAGTGGGGGATATTATTGATGGCTGGAGATTACAGAAAAAATGGTTTTGGCCAAACAAACACAATCGTATCCTACAAAAAATTCTAAAAATATCTAAAGACATTGAAGTTGTTTACATAACAGGAAATCATGATGAGTTCTTACGGGCTCTTCCTGGAATGTCTTTTGGAAACATTTCAATAGAAAATCGAGTAAGCTATTTAGGGTTGGATGGAAAAAAATATCTTGTAACACACGGAGATATTTTTGACAATCTAATGAGAACAAAAAGCGGTCGATTTATAATGCACCTAGGTGACTTTGCATACGACGGGCTATTGTATATAAATAGACTGGTAATAGGATTTCGTAAACTATTTAATCTACCCCCATGGAGTCTTGCCAAGTATCTAAAAAGAAAAGCAAAAGCAGCTTCAAACTATATAAACCATTTTTCTCTTGAAATGTCTAAATACTGTAAGCGTAAAGGTTATGACGGGGTTATCTGCGGTCACATACATCACGCCGAAATAGTAGAATATGATGGCATAAAGTACATGAATGATGGAGATTGGTGTGAATCTTGTACAGCACTTGTAGAGACTCAGGACGGTGAGTGGAAAATTATTAACAGGCAATAACTATAATGGAAAAATTTATGGAAGAGCATCCTCTTCTTTCTTTTATACTTCTACCTACTTTGGTAATCGGTCTTGCCGGTTGCTTTATGGCAGCAGCAATCTTTATGATATCGCTTGCTTTATCATAAAATAATTCTTGACAATTTTAACTTAAACGAGTATAATACTCACTATGAATATTTTTGTACTTGACGAAGACCTAGACAAATGTGCAGAAGCTCATGTAGATAAGCACATTGTAAAAATGCCACTTGAAGCAGCTCAGATGCTTTGCACAAATATGTGGATAGACAAATATTTTGGGCATGTACCCGAAAAAGTATCCAAAGAACAGCTTGCAGTGTTAAAAGAGGCAAAGAAAAATGAACCAAGAGACTTCCCCTACCTTCCTACAATGCACAACCACCCTTGCACTATCTGGGCTCGTACTAGCATGGATAACCATGAGTGGCTACACTGCTATGCAGTTGCACTCGATGACGAGTACCGATACAGATATGGAAAAAGCCATAAATCAGTGCATGAGGTCATCCTTAAACTTCCAGAGCCCTTACATATACCAAGAATCGGACTTACTCCTTTTGCTCAGGCAATGCCAGAGGAGCTTAAAGGAGAAGACGCTATTGAAGCCTACAGACGATTCTACCACAAAGACAAAGCCACATTTGCTAGCTGGAAGTATCGTGAAAAGCCCGCCTGGTGGAACGAAGGAGAAGCAGACTACGAGGAGCGAATAACAAGATGACAGAACAAAAAATAGTTGAAATGTGGAGAGCCTACTACGGAGAAGCAAACAAAAAGCTTTGGAGAGTAGTAGAGCTGAATAAAGAGGGACGAATACTCTCTACTCGAATGTTTCATAAGAAAAAAGAAGCAAAAGCGTGTATGGAGAGAATTTGTGACCGGTATTAAGTATGATAGTGCAAAGCCAAGAATGAATCTTCTTCCGCCGAAAGCTATTGTAGAAGTATCAAAAGTGCTTACTTTTGGAGCCGAGAAGTATGATGCAGAAAACTGGCGCAAGCTAGAGGATCTACAAAACAGATACACTGCCGGTGCACTTCGGCACATATTTGCACACATGGATGGAGAGCAGTTAGATCCAGAAACAGAGCTGTCTCATTTAGCGCACGCTCTTTGTTGTTTATTGTTTAAGTTGGAGATTGAATTAGAAGATGCCAAGATTAAAGAAGAAAAGCCACGAGAAACTAACATCACAGAATATAGACCATGTGATAAAGCTCTTGAAGCCTACAGACAAGAAGTCGAAGCCGATTACAAAAAGAGAAGCATGCAACATATTAAACATCTCGTACAATACTACAAGACTTGATAAGATAATTGAAGACTTTCACGAGCAAAGAGAATATCGCTCAAGACGAGTCTCACAAAATCGTGGCAGACCAGCAAGACCAGATGAGATTAAAGATATTATTTTAGAGTATCTAGCCGGAGAGAATGTAAGTAATATTGCAAAAAGTTTATACCGATCTGCGTCTTTTGTAAAAAACATTCTTGAGAAAGTAGGAGTTCCACAAAGACCTGTTTCAGTAGAAGATAGAAAAACACCTATGTATCTACCCGAGCAGTGTGTTTCTGATGCTTTTGAAGAAGGAGAGATTGTTTGGTCAGCAGCAAATCACGCACCTGCAGTTGTTGAAAGGAAATATACAAAGGAGTACCAAGACTCCAAGCCTGGTCTCATGACTCAGGACTATGAGAAAACTTATGGATGCTCTGTATTTTCTATTTATGTTCGTCAAAAGCCGTCTGGCGATTTGGAGGACTTTTACCACTCGGCTGACATTGGTGGGTTTTATAGCTATGCTACTGCTTATGATCTAGGTAAACTTAGTCATTTAGAGCAGTATGGAATTGATTTAACTAAACTATGAGTATTCAAACAGCAACAATATTGAACACACTCTATAGCTGTAGTAAGGTGTATATGTCTTTTTACAGTTTAACTTCTGAAGGAAAAATACACGAAGGACACTACACTCTCAAAAAGAAACTTATAGAAAGACAATCAAACGAATCAGATACTCTTGTTGTTTGGGATGTTGACAATGACTGTTGGCAGGACATAAGAGTAAGTACAATAAATTATTGGATAGGATTACCAGATGAGTGAAAAATATATAGGACGTTTTTGGTGTTACTTGAGAAGAGAGTATTACCCTTGGAGCGAGTATATTGCATTTTATAGACGGCTTGAGAAAAATAAATCTTGACATAGATCCTCGATCCGTGTATAATATATGCTTATGGTGAGAAATTGCCATAAGCATTTTTTTTTAACCAATGAGAAAGTTCACTATGAATATCTCGCAAGGTGCAGCAGCCAACAAATCAGGACAGCGTCTTGAAAGAGACGTAGAAGCAGTTTTTAACTCTTTTGGAATTAATTTTCAAAAGGAGGTTAAATTCACTAATTGCTATAACAATAATGCTCGAATCGATTTCGTAGTAGATGATTTAGCAATTGAGTGCAAACGTCAAATGGTCCGTGGAACAGCTGATCAAAAGCTCCCCTTCGTATTTGAAGACTTACAGCTTTTTCCAAGAGGATTAATTATCTTGGATGGAGACCATTACAAGAAAGAGGAAGGAATTCACAAATATCTAGACAGTAAAAAGAGCGACACCTTTGACTGGTGCTTCTTTGATAACTTTGTAGATTGGTTAGAAGCAAATTTATGAGCAGACAAATAGCCGGTAAGAGACTTAATACAACAGACTTTTATGCAACACCTCCTTGGTGTTACGAAAATCTAGAAATAGACTGGTCAATGTTCTCCACGGCACATGAACCCTGTAGAGGAGATGGCCGTATACAATTTTTTCTTGAAGAAGAGAAGAAAATACCTTGTACTTATTCAGAAATTACAGAAGGAAAAAATTTCTTTGACTGGACTGAAAAAACAGATTTAATTCTTACAAATCCTCCATTTAGTATTGCACAAGAGTTTATAGATCACTCTCTTGCAATCTCTAATACCTGTATTCAGCTACTTCGTATAAACTATTTAGGAAGTATAAGTAGGCATGCTTGGTGGAAAGAAAATACTCCAATAGCATTGCATATACTCAGTAAGCGGCCTAGTTTTACTGGAAAGGGTACAGATGCAACGGACTATGCTTGGTATGTTTGGGATAATACTGGAAGAATGGAAAAAGGTATATTTTTTGTGCCTCCTCCAACAAAAGAACAAAATAGTTTCGCAAACGAATTAGCACAAGAATTATACGAGGATATTAAAAATAAATCTTGACATGATTGTTAAAATCGCCTATAATAGTATTCACAAAATGAAGGAAACCAATGGGCGACCGATTTTATCAGCAACAACTAGAAACCCTGGGCAGTTGTCCAGGATCCAGATCAACAACAAAAAGGAAACGCAGAATGGCGTGGGATGATGACAAAAAAGCTGCTGTTATTGCAGCATACGAAGAAGCAAACCCAACTCCCGAAACTTCAATGGAAGTTGTAAAAGAGATTGCAGATGAGTTTGAAGAGTCTGCAAACGGTGTGCGAATGATTCTAAGCAAAGCGGGTGTGTATGTAAAAAAGACACCAGCAGCTGGAAGTGGATCGAGCCAGTCCTCCGGTGGTGGTAGTCGAGTTTCAAAAGCAGCAGCACAAGAAACCTTGATTGCAGCTCTCACAGATGCAGGCGTAGAGATCGATAATGATATAGTAGAAAAGCTGACAGGTAAAGCTGCACAGTATTTCGCTGGAGTGATTACTCAAGTAAATAGCTAGGCTCTTCTCCTTTGAGTTGGGAAAGTAAAAAATATTTTGCTAACCCACCTAAGGAGCCAAATGAAAAAAGAGGATTTAGCAAAGCTAGTAGTTGAGTACGGTGATGCAATCATTACCTATCGAAGCGAAAACTCCAAAAAGCTAAAGTACAATGTGTGTACACTTGACTTTAGCACCCCCTATATCCAAACAAAGAAAAATCGGGCAAAAGAGTCTGACCGGACTCTTTTGCTTTTTTGTTGGGATACAGACTCATATAGACTACTCAAGCCAGAGCACGTTACAAGTGTAGTTCCTCTAGCTTCCATATTAAAAAACGGAAGATAGCATGGAATTACATGAAGCAGCCCCTGTGTATGAGAAAATAATACACTATGATGAAGTTAAAGAGACACAGATACGTCTAACTGTAAGTTCTTTTCGTGGAATTGAATACTTGCATGTTCGCAAGTATTACTTAGGTTTTGATGAAGAGTGGCTACCCTCCGCCGATGGAATTGCAATGGAGTTAGACTTTGATAACTCACGAGAACTTTTTTCTGGACTAGTAGAGATACTTTCATTGGCAGAAAGTAAAGAAATACTGGAAGAGCACTTCAAAGATTTTATTGATGAAATCTATAAATAATTCTTGACTTTTATAATAAAATCCTCTATAATATACTGTAAATAAATGAGGAAACTATGCGCGACTTTTTAGAAAACGCTGCTAAGAAATACTACGAAGGCAACCCAGTCATCTCTGACGAAGAGTTTGATCGCCTTGCTTCTGTATATCGAACAGATAGTGTGGGCTACCAAGTAACGGACGGTATTCCTCATTATTTTCAGATGTATTCATTACAGAAGTTTACTACCCTACCTGACTTTGACCGACTAACGTATGCCTATAGCCCCAAGCTAGACGGAGCTGCTGTCTCTCTTCTTTATGTTGGAGGAGAGCTAAAACAAGCACTTACAAGAGGCGATGGTAAAGTAGGTAAAGACGTTACAAGTAAGCTAAAGCATCTGGTTCCCAATACTATTGGGCTTACTGATACTGCTTGGACACTTCAAATTACTGGAGAGGTGGTTGCTCCTGCATCTATTCCTAACTCAAGGAATTACGCTGCGGGTGCTCTTAATCTAAAAAGTGATGAAGAGTTTCAAGAAAGAGCAGTTAATTTTATTGCTTATAATACAGAGCCCGCTATTTGTGCGACCTGGACAGGTGCCATGAATAACTTATTATTCCTAGGGTTTGGCACAGTATGGAATGTTCAAGACGGAGTATACCCAACAGACGGAGTAGTTTATCGAAAAGATAACTATAAAGAGTTTGAAAAGATGGGATACACAGCGCATCATCCTCGTGGAGCCTTTGCTCTCAAAGAACAAAAGAAAGGAGTAGTTACTCAACTACTCGGGGTGGAGTGGCAGGTTGGCAAGAGCGGGGTTGTAAGTCCTGTAGCTATTCTATCACCAATAAAAATTGGTGATGCAGTAGTTGAAAGAGCTACCCTGCATAATATCGAGTATATTCGGGGACTAAATCTTGAGGTTGGCTGCAGCGTTGAAGTAATTCGTAGTGGTGAAATTATACCACGAATTTTGCGACGTATTGATTAAACCTACAATTTCATTGAAAATGTAGGATTAAACCTACCAACCGAAAAATAGTTCTTGACACACAACCTGATTTTATATATAATATACGTTCAATTTCAAAGGAGTACTTTTAGTGGAGAAGATACTTGCACCCAGCACTTGCCCTAGTTGTGGTGAGTTTCTGAAGTGGGAGAATCATATCCTCTACTGCCGCAATGTCCATTGTGGTAGCCAATCACAAAAGAAAATCGAGCACTTTGCCAAGACTTTGAAGATTAAAGGTCTAGGCCCAGCTGCCATCGAAAAACTTGAGTTGAATAATCCTGGCGATCTTTATTTTCTTACACAAGATGATATTGGAGAATCTCTGGGATCAAGAAAGTTAGCTGAGAAATTGTTTGCAGAAATACAAAACTCTAGAAATGCACCACTAAATATGGTATTACCAGCACTAAGTATTCGTTTGATCGGTAGGACAGCTACTGAAAAACTTTCCAAAATATGTAATGGACTTCACGAAGTCGACGAGGAAGTTTGTAGTAAAGCAGGTCTTGGCCCAGCGGCTACTGAGAGTCTGCTTAAGTATCTTGACGGGGGACTTCCTTTTTTCCTCCCTCAGTCTATGATATTTGAGAAGCCAGTGCAAAGAGATATTGCTGGTACGGTATGTATTACTGGTAAGCTAAAGAGTTTCAAAACGAAGGCTGAAGCTACGAAAGCATTAGAACAACACGGCTACACAGTAAAAAGTAGTGTCACAAAAGACGTAACTGTATTGGTCAATGAAAGTGGTATTGAGTCACAAAAGACAATCAAAGCCCGAAATGATGGGCTAACAATTGTGGAAAATTTACTTGAATTTTTAGGAGAAAACTATGGCACTGCCTAAGTGGACCGACGAGCGAACCGAAGAGCTCGTATCATTTGTAGGTGACGAGTCACCTATCTCTCAAGCAACTGTTGCAGAAGCAGCAGAGCAGCTTGAGACTTCAACTCGTTCTATCTCTAGCAAACTGCGAAAGATGGGATTCGAGGTAGAGCTTGCCTCTGCTTCTAGCACTCGTGCTTTTTCTGAAGCACAAGAAGCTACTCTTGCAACATTTGTGCAAGACAATAGCGGTGAGTATACTTATGCTCAAATCGCTGAAAACTTTGAGGGAGGCGCATTCGACGCCAAGCAAATCCAAGGAAAGATTCTTTCTATGGAATTGACCTCTCATGTTAAGCCTGCTCCAAAAGTAGAAGCAGTACGTACCTACAGCGAAGACGAAGAGGTTACCTTTATCGAAATGGTCAACGATGGAGCCTATGTAGAAGCTATCGCTGAAGCTCTGGGTCGAGAAGTAAACAGTGTTCGTGGTAAAGCTCTTAGCTTGCTGCGCTCTGGTCATATTGACGCTATTCCTCGCCAAGAGCACACCAAAGGTTCTACTAAAGAAGATCCTTTAGCAGACCTGGGTGACCTCTCTTCAATGACCGTTGAAGAGATTGCCGAAGCTATCGGCAAAACTGCACGTGGTGTAAAAACCATGCTTACTCGTCGTGGCCTTGTTGCAGAGGACTATGACGGTGCTGCTCGAAAAGAAAAAGCAGCAGGTTAATTTTTTGTGAGGTACGGTCTTTTGGTGACAGAAGACCTCAACCGGATGCTTGGACAAGGCTACTCCTTGTACCCTGCCTCATCTATCTTCGGGGGAAGTGTTGAATATTGCGAGTGCTTTAATCAAGCAGGTGTTGACGCTGCAGGACTTTGAGACCTGGACGTCCGTTCGCAAAGACTATTTACCTAATGAATACCACACTATCTTTGATGTTGTGGATAAGCATTGTGAAAAGTTTCATTCACTTCCCACTTTCGAGGATCTCAAGTTTGAGGTACGAGACACTGCAACAGTAGAAAAACTCTTTGCAATAGAGAGTATAGAAGTGGAGGCTGATGCTTTCATGCTTCTACAGTACCTTAAAAATGAGTATACGCAGAAAGAGATTTTAGACTCTCTTGAAACGTATATCGACAACTCTGTAGCTTTTGAAGATGCAGAGGAGTCAGTTGCACATTTACATCAGATTGTACTCGACGTTGAGAAAAAAGTCGATTTACAAGAACCTCAAGAAAGTATGCAGCGCATAACTTTATTTGAAGATGATACTGAGATTGGTAAATATCTGCCTCTTGGTCTAAATGCAGACTACGACCGTGAGATTCAGTTCTCTCCCAGAGACTTGGTTCTTATTGGGGGTCGTCGCGGGGCTGGTAAATCTTTAACTTGTGCAAATATTGCTCATAGTGTGTTTGAGAGTGGCAAGTCGGCTATGTATTTCACTATTGAAATGGATAGTCGATCCATTCTTCAGCGCATATGTTCTATCGCTACTGGTGTACCTTTTTCACGACTTCGGACAAAGAATCTGAGCGTGACAGAGTGGCAGCTAGTAGCAGGCTGGTGGGCCAATAGGTTTCAGCAAGGCCAAGATAGATTGATGGAGTACAACGAACACCGTGACTTTGAGAAATTTCATCATAATTTAACAACAAACTGTGAGCTTCTCCCGACTCAACAGGTTGATGTGATTTATGATCCAGCTTTGACTCTTGCAAAAATCAAAGCAGAAATGGACAAAAAAGTGAAGTCTCTTAATGTTGCGGTTGTTCTTGTTGACTATATCAATCAGGTCAAACGCTCTGCAGTACCTTCCCGTATGGGACAATATGATTGGACTGAGCAGATAGAAGTGAGCAAAGCCCTCAAATCTATGGCGCAAGAGTACGAATGTACTGTTGTGACTCCATATCAAACTGACGCAAGCGGTGAAGCGCGTTTTGCAAAAGGTATACTTGATGCAGCGGATGCTGCTTATGCTCTTGAAACTTATGACCAAGAGGATGCAGCCATCACGTTCAACTGTACTAAAATGCGTTCTGCCGCTATGCGTTCTTTTACTTCTACTGTCGATTGGGAAACAATGAAAATTGGTCCAGACTCTGCAATGACTCCTTCTGAACGAGAACAGTCTGAGCACAAAACTGGCGAAGACATTGACGATCTGTAACAAAAATATTTCTTGACATTTTTGTTGAAAGCCTGTATAATATACGTTCACATTTCGGAGAATTGTATTGATTATACACGGCAGCATGAATCATACCTATTCTGGTAGACGTAAAAAGAAATTGAAAACAAGAAAACAAAAACAAGCAAAGTTTGTGCCTCTCAGTAGAGAGAAGCACTCGTTTTCGCCTGCGTGGTGGGAAGAGAAGAAAAAAGAGATGAAGTCTACTCCATTTCTTCCTTTTGAGCCAAAGCAGATTGAGGATACTTCATATAGAGAAGAAGTAAGTAAAAAGTATACTGTAAGTATTCCATACAACAAAGGTGCATACCAAGTTGTTCCAAATGACGAAATAAAAAATATTGGTAAATAATATGATGACACTAAACAAAACTCTGATAGTAACAATGGAGGAGTGTGGTGAGCTTACTCGTGCCTGTGCTAAAGTAGTACGTCATGGCATGGATGAGGATCGTAAGTATCGAAACAATCTCATGGAAGAGCTAGCGGATGTGCAAGCAATGATACATTTAGTTGTAAGTGCTGCTAGTTTTAGTCCTGATTATATAGAAAAACTAGTTGATAAGAGACTAGAAAAAATGGTAAACCCTCACTACGAATGAACGTACAAGAACTACTAGAGCAAAAATCGGTACACTTTATACAGAAGGGAAAAGACTATGTAGTTAGATGTCTTAACCCTGAACACGAAGACCGCAATCCAAGCATGAGAATCGACCAGATTGATGGTCGGTTCAACTGCTTTTCGTGCGGATATAAGGGTAGTATTTTTGTTCATTTCGGTGAAAAAGCATCTATGATGCAAATGAAGCGAGAAGTAGTAAAAAGAAAAATACAGGAAAAGCGTGCAGAAAATATCGGACTTACTTTCCCAGCTAACTATATGCCTTATGTTGGAAATTGGCGTAATATTTCACCCAAAACATATAAAAGGTTTGAAGCTTTTGAGCATACAGGAAGAGACTACATTAGTAGAATAAACTTTCCTATTCGAGATATATCTGGAAAGATAGTAGCTTTTCAAGGTAGACACACTGCAGGTGGGGAGCCTAAGTATAAATTTACCCCTCCTGGTGCAAAGCTGCCGCTCTTTCCACAGGTATCTCCCAAGCTAGGAGAGATTATCCTTGTTGAAGGTATTTATGATGTAATAAATTTACATGATAAAGGTCTTAAAAATGCAATGTGCTGTTTTGGCACAAATAATATAAATGAAGATAAGCTACGTATGCTGCAAATGCAGGGAATTAGTAGAGTAGCTGTTTTTCTTGATGGAGATGAGGCAGGCCAAAAAGGTGCCACAAATATACAGGTTATGTGCGAGAAAGTTGGTCTCATAGCTAGGAATGTCTATCTTAAAGACTTAGATCCTGGTGCACTTACCGAAACCCAAGTTAGAAAACTGGAGAATAAATTATATGCCTAAAGTTGCATTAGTAGAAACAAAACCTAGCCGCACAGACTTTACTCGTGAGTTTGATGGGGCTTTTGACTTTGATCAGTATCAACTTTGTTCTGATCCTACACTCAAAAAAGTTCTAAAACGAGATTGCGATATTTCAATTGACACCGATGAGTATGACTGGGTTGTACTCGTCGGAAGTGATGCTCTAAAATACTTTACAAAAATAAACTCAGTTACAGAGTACTCTGGGAAGAAAGTGGAGGAAAAGTTCCTGCCTGTTATAAATCCTGCGATGCTTGCATTTAAGCCAGAAGCCCGCAAGACCTGGGAAGACTCCAAGAAAAATATTATTGCCTACATCAATGGTGAGATAGAGGATGTTGTTATTGATGAAAGCATTGCTATGGGCACTCAGGATACTGAAGTAGCAAAAGAATGGATTCGAGGAGCGTTAGCACACAGCGGTGACTATATTGCTCTTGACTCAGAAACAAACGGTTTGTATCCCCGAAATGGACATATGATCGGTATTTCTATGTCCTATAACGGAAAAAACGGTATCTATATTGATACTGAGTGTTTTGATGATGAAATAGAAAAGATGCTGCATGAGCTTTTTCTAAAACGCAGAGTAATCTTCCACAACGCTAAGTTTGATATGGCATTTTTTCAGTATCACTTTGGATTTGAGTTTCCTCGATTTGAAGATACCATGTTGCTCCATTACCTCATAGACGAGAATCCTGGAGGACATGGCCTCAAACAGCTCTCCCTAAAGTTTACTGCATTCGGTGATTATGAAAAACCAATGTATGATTGGATTCAAGACTACAAAAGAGCAAACGGACTAAATCAAGAAAGTTTTCAATGGGATATGATTCCGTTTGACGTAATGAAAACATATGCAGCAATGGATGCAGTGTGTACTTTTCTGCTCTACCAAAAATTCAAGAAAATTAAAGAAAACCCAAAGCTTAAATGGGTATATGATCATATTCTTATTCCTGGCTGTCGTTTTCTAATTGATGCACAGGACAATGGAGTACCGTTTGATCGCCAACGACTCCTAATTTCTCAGGGCTTAATGCAGGATGATATTGATGAAGCTATTCAATCTTTGTATGATGTACCCGAAATAAAAAGATTTGAGGAAGCACAGGGCAAACAGTTTAACCCTAACAGCACTGTACAGCTGCGTTCTCTTTTGTTTGATTATATAGGTCTCAAGCCTACCGGCAAAAAGACGGGAACAGGAGCAAACTCTACTGATGCAGAAGTGCTACAACAGCTTGGAGAAGTACATGAAGTTCCAAAACACATACTTAGCATCCGACAAAAATCAAAGATCAAAAATACATATCTTGATAAAATCATTCCGCAGCTTGATAGAGATTCTCGCCTTCGGACTAATTTCAATCTTCATGGCACTACTAGCGGCCGACTTAGTAGTTCTGGCAAGCTAAATATGCAGCAGCTGCCTCGCGACAATCCAATTGTAAAAGGGTGTATCAAAGCAGCACCCGGCAATAAAATTGTTGCAATGGACTTAACTACCGCAGAAGTATATGTTGCAGCAAAACTTGCAGATGATGAAGCACTTATGGATGTATTCCGCAGCGGCGGAAACTTTCATAGTACGATTGCTAAAACAGTGTTCAAGCTACCATGTGCTGTAGAAGATGTTGCCGAGCTTTACGGAACTCAAAGACAAGCTGCAAAAGCAGTAACATTTGGTATTATGTATGGGGCTGGTCCTTCAAAGATCAGTCAACAAGTTACAAAAGACTCAGGAAAATTATTCAGTGTATCAGAAGCTAAAGAAGTTATTGATGATTATTTCGGCTCTTTTCACCGTCTTAAAAAGTGGCTGGAGACAAATCAAAAGTTTATTGAACAGAATGGGTTCGTTTATTCGTTTTTTGGACGGAAACGACGACTTCCAAACGTATTATCTGAAGATGCTGCTATTCGTAGTCATAGTATTCGGTCTGGGCTTAATTTTTTGGTACAATCGCCTGCTTCAGATATTAATCTTCTAGGTGCAATTGATATGAATGACTATATACGAGTAGAAAAGATGAAATCTCGTATCTTTGCACTTGTGCATGACTCAATACTTGCAGAAGTTCCAGACGAAGAAGTTGAACAGTACAGTAGAGCCCTCAAAATGTTTATTCAACTCGATCGCGGTGTATCTATACCAGGTGCTCCTGTTGGCTGTGATTTTGATGTACATGAAGATTACTCCTTGGGTAAATTTGAGAAGATGTATGGTCATAACCTGGAAACAGCTCAGTAATATACAGTTTCCTGTATTTGCTCTTCCCTCTTCAAATTGGGAGGAGCAGGACAGGTTATTATATGTTGATAACCAAATAGTAGACGATAAAAATATGCCAGGAAAAACTCTTGGCATGAGACGTTTACAGACTCCAGTAAAAGAGTTGTACCCATTGCGCGGGTCTATCGCAGCTCCCATATCTCTAATTCGCCAAACTAGAATCAAAACTTTCATAGATAATGTCGGAACTCCATTTATCTATGAAAAAACAACATCGAGTTCCTTAAAATACTACAAAATAAGAAAGATAGAATTAAAAGATGTCGCTTCTGTTTTGTGGTTAAATGGAGTATCGTTTCCTTTTAAAGTTCCTCGCCCTCCTAAAGACGGCCTTAGCTGGGCAGGAGTTTTACATGTAAAAGAAATTCCTTGGTTACTGTATGAGTACTCAGAAACTAAAAAAGCTGACACTCGAAGAAAAGTATAAATTTATGGCAAACAGAAAAAACAAAACACTAAATTCTTCTGGACTGACTCTACATGATATAGAGCCTTTAACACGAAATCAAGTTTTAGCTTTTGAAAGCGAAAAAAACATGATTCTTCATGGTGTAGCGGGTACAGGAAAAACATTTATCTCTTGCTATCTTGCATTTGATGATATGATAAAAAGTTTGTATAAACAGCTTATTATCATAAGAAGTGCGGTTCCAACTCGAGATATTGGTTTTTTACCTGGAAGTGAAAAAGAAAAAGCCTCTGTATATGAAGAGCCCTACAAGGATATTGCAGTAGAGCTATTCCAGCGGGGAGATGCCTATGAGATACTAAAAACAAAAGCACTAGTACACTTTATGACTACATCATATTTAAGAGGAATTACTCTTAAAGATGCAATTATAATCGTAGATGAGTGCCAGAATATGTCTTTTCATGAGCTAGATTCTATAGTAACTCGGGTAGGAGAAAACTGTAGAATTATTTTCTGTGGTGACTTTCGACAAGCAGATCTACAGAAAAATGGCTTGCAGGAATTTATACGAATACTCAAAGCTATGGATCAATTTGATCTAATAGAGTTTGAAATAAAGGATATTGTACGCAGTAATTTTGTGAGAGATTACATTACTGCAAAAACGGATTTGGGTCTGTGAAGGCAGTAATAAGTAATAGGATTTACCTAGAAGTAACGGACGAGTATAAGGACTTTCTCAGCAAAGAACTAACGTATACAATTCCGTCTTACAATCCTAAAGACCCGCCTCTCGTAATAAAAAATATGTCACGAATAAAATCTGGCTTGGTTAGCATTCCTGTTGGTAGAGTTGATCTAATTCCGAAAGACTATGAGGTTGTAGACAAAAGAGAGGTTATAAAAGCAGACTTTCCAGATTTTAAGTTTGAATTACGAGAAAGCCAAAAAGCAGTCTATGATGATTTGAATGATAATGCTATAGTAAACGCTTGGGTCAGCTGGGGCAAGACTTTTACAGGTCTTGCAATAGCAGGCAAGCTAGGCCTAAAAACACTTGTGGTTACCCACACAGTTCCTTTGCGTAATCAGTGGGCAAAGGAGGTAGAGAAAGTCTATGGAATTAAACCAAGTATTATTGGAAGCGGTAGCTTTGATACTTCTGGTCCTGTGGTTATTGGCAATACTCAAACTCTTTATCGTAATATACCAGAAATACGTCGAGTATTTGGGACAGTTATCTTGGATGAGATGCACCATGTCTCGTCTCCGACGTTTTCTAAAATTATAGATACAAACTATGCGCGATATAAGATAGGTTTATCAGGAACTATAGAAAGAAAAGATGGAAAGCATGTAGTCTTTCGAGACTACTTTGGTCACAATGTATTCAAACCACCAAAAGAAAACTTTATGCCTCCAAGTGTTCATATTTTGAACTCAGAGATAAGGTTTATGGATGGAGCCAGAATACCTTGGGCTAATAGAGTCACTGCTCTAGCTAATAATGAAGAATATCGCCACACCGTTGCTTTGACTGCTGCCGCCTACGCCGCAAAAGGCCATAAGGTACTGGTAGTGAGCGATAGAGTGCATTTCTTGAAAGCCTGCGCCGAACTGGCTGGAGAAGATGCAATATGTGTTACGGGTGAGGTTTCGCATGAAGACAGAGAAACGTACATATCCGAAATCAGGAGTGGAAAAAAGAAAATTCTATTTGGTACGCAAGCTATCTTCTCTGAAGGAATCTCGGTAAATAACTTAAGTTGTCTTATTCTTGGTACACCTATCAATAATGAGCCTCTCCTCACACAACTTATTGGACGAGTAATACGAAAAGAGGAGAATAAGAGAGACCCCGTGATTATAGATATACACTTAAAAGGAAACACTGCTAGAAAGCAGGCTTCCAATCGCATGGGTCATTATATGAAGCAGGGCTATGCAATTAAACAACTGTAAAAAAATAGTTCTTGACATTTATGGTATTTTTTAGTATAATATATGTTCTTTTATGACTGGCCGAAAATCTATGACGCATCGCAAGGTAGCGTGATAGAAATTGTGCGAATTTTTAGGATGATTGTTGAAAAACAAATTCCTAAAAACAAGTATGATCCTATCTATAGATATTCGCAGAAAAACTTTTCTGGGATTAGTTTCATGCTACATCCTGACGTTCTTCTATACCATTCATTTAAGTATAAGTACCGTGAAATTGCACAGTACATAAGTTTGTGCGCTCTGCGTTCATCAGCGGATTTTATCTCGACACAAGACCCGTCTCTTGATGTAATTTTGTTGCCGGGATTAGATCCAGAAAAAATTATAGAAAACAATAGGCTACTCATAATAGATGAAGATAAAGTTTATTTTCGATATGAAGAAGTCAATCCAAAGGAGATACATTAATAATGGCTATTAAATTCAACCAGCACAAAGGTGCTGCACAAAAATCAAATATCACTTCTTTTCAGTATACAGACGGTGATAACAAGTTTCGATTAGTAGGCGACATTCTTGCTCGCTATGTATACTGGATTAAAGGCGAGAATGACAAAAACATTCCCCTGGAGTGTTTGTCTTTTGATCGTAATAAAGAGTCTTTTAACAACATGGAAAAAGACTGGGTTCGTGAGTACTATCCTGACCTAAAGTGTGGCTGGAGCTATGCAACTCAATGTATTGATAATGGTCAAGTCAAGGTTGTAAACCTCAAGAAAAAGCTGTGGGAACAGATTATTACTGCCGCAGAAGATTTAGGAGATCCAACAGATCCCGAAACAGGCTGGGATGTACAGTTTAAGCGAGTAAAAACGGGTCCTCTGCCTTATAACGTAGAGTATCAGCTACAGGCTCTTAAGTGCAAGCCGCGTGCTCTAGGCGAAGATGAGCTTGCTTTGATTGCAGATCTCAAATCTATGGATGAAGTTATGCCTCGTCCAACGCCAGATGCCCAAAAAGAGCTACTAGATCGTGTTCGTGAAAGTGCAGGCGATGAAATTGATGAAACTATTGAAGACGAGTTTAAAATTGCATGATTTTATTTACGGCTGATTGGCACATTAAACTGGGACAGAAGAATGTCCCAGTTGAGTGGGCAACCAAAAGATATAACGAATTTTTTGACCAAGTGCATCAACAATCAGAGAGTTGTGACATGCACATCATTGGAGGAGATTTGTTTGATCGCATACCTACAATGGAGGAGCTTTCTCTTTACTTTTCCTTTATACGAAAGGTAAAGAAGCCCACTCTAGTATATGACGGTAACCATGAAGCAACTCGTAAGAATAGAACATTCTTTTCACAACTCAAACAAGCATCAAGAGATATCAACCCATTAGTAAATGTGGTTGATATTTCTTATGTTGATGAAGATTTAGGATTTGGAGTATTGCCATATGCTGACTTGCACAGAAAAGATAGCATAGAGCATTTTGATACAAAACAACCTCTATTTACTCATGTGAGAGGAGAGATTCCCCCTCATGTAAAACCAGAGGTAGACCTAGATCGTTTTGCTGATTTTCCTGTAGTGTTTGCAGGAGACTTACATGCACATAGTAATACACAAAGAAATATTGTATATCCAGGTAGCCCAATGACTACTTCTTTTCATAGACAAGAGGTTGAAACAGGCTACCTTCTTATCAATCCCAAAGATTGGTCGTGGGATTGGTGGCCCTTTACTCTGCCTCAGTTACTGAGAAAAACAGTAACTAATCCAGCAGATATGATACCTACTAATTATCATCACACGATTTATGAGATAGAAGGAGATATACAAGAATTAGCTTCGGTGGAAAACACAGAGTTACTCGACAAGAAAGTTGTAAAAAGAAATTCTGAAGCATCCTTAATTATTGAAAAGGATATGACTTTAGACGAAGAGCTGGTAGAGTACCTAAAGTATATTTTGGAGCTTCCAGAAGAGAAAATAAGTAATATTTTGGGGACATATAATGATTACGCTCAAAAAGCTCAAGTGGAGTAATTGCTTTAGCTATGGCCCAGACAATGAGCTACAGCTAGACGACAACACTGTCACTCAAATAATTGGTACAAATGGTATGGGCAAATCGTCTATACCCTTAATTATTGAGGAGGCGCTATATAATAAAAACTCAAAAGGCATCAAGAAAGCAGACATACCAAATAGGTATATAAACGATGGCTATGATATTGAGTTGGAGTTTGAAAAGTCTGGCAAAGAGTACCTAATTCGTATAAATAGAAAAAACAACATAAAAGTTGCTTTACTAGAAGATGGAGAAGATATATCGAGCCATACGGCTACAAATACATATAAAAGTATACAAGAGATAGTGGGAGTAGACTTTAAGACTTTTTCACAGCTTGTTTATCAAAATACAAATGCTAGCTTACAGTTTCTTACCGCGACGGATACTAATAGGAAAAAGTTTCTAATTGATCTGTTAAGGCTGGAAGAGTACGTTCAGTTATTTGAAGTATTTAAAGAAGCATCACGGGAGTCGTCAAATAAGATGATAGAGGTATCCTCGGAAATTACAACTATTGAAAAATGGTTATCAAACAATAAACTTGAGGCTACCAATATACTACCACTATTAAATTTAGAAATTAACACGGAAGAAGATGAGAAAACATTCCGTTCTCTTTCAATAGAACTTAAAAATATTTCCGAAAAAAATAAAAAAATTCTAAAAAATAATCAGTATAAAGAAATGCTGAGTGCGATAGATATTAACAAAATACAATCCTCTTTAGAAACACTTCCACAGGTAGAGTCCTATGACAAGTATCAGAGTATCATAGGACAGGTAGAAGGTGCTAAAAGAGCATCTGATAATATGATGCAAAAGCTTGAGCAGCTAGGTGATAAGTGCCCTACTTGCGAGCAAGATATAGATGCAGAGTTTAAAAATGAGTTAATCAAAGCCGAGAGAAAAACTCTCGATTTTCTAGCTTCAAAGAAAGAAGATAACGAAGATATTATACGACAGATAAAAAGAAACAATGCTGCTAGAACTAATTTATCTAATGCGCAGAAAGAGTGGGAAGACCTTTTCAGAAGTATAGATAATACTTTACCCACTAACCTTCTTAACGCAGAAGAGCTGCAAGAAAAGTTAGACGAAGTAAGTGCAAAACTAAAAACAGCAAAAGCAGAACTAGCTAATATTGCTTCACAAAATGAAGCAATTACAAAGAGAAATACTAGAATTGAAATAATTCAGGCCCAGACAGATGGTTTTATAGAAAAACTAGCTGCAGCACAGGAAGTTTTAGATCAGCAAAAAGACTTAGACTCTAACTTAGAGATTCTAAAGAAAGCATTTAGTACAAATGGACTTCTTGCATATAAAATTGAAAATCTAGTAAAAGAACTGGAAGAGTTAGCAAATAGTTATCTTGCAGAACTATCCGACGGTAGGTTTACGTTAGAGTTTATTGTATCAAACGATAAGTTAAATGTGCAAATTACTGATAATGAAAACATTGTAGATATTCTAGCACTTTCTTCTGGAGAGCTTGCAAGAGTAAATACTGCAACTCTTATAGCTATTCGTAAACTAATGAGTAGCATATCAAAGTCTAGAATTAACATACTTTTCTTGGACGAAGTCATAAATGTTCTTGATGAGAGTGGTAGAGAAAAGATGGTAGAAGTATTACTACAAGAGGATTTAAATACCTATGTAGTGTCACACGGCTGGACTCATCCTCTGTTGGAAAAAATAGAGGTTGTCAAAGAAGGAAACGTGAGTAAACTTGAATGGTAGATGAAAAATTACAACTAATTCTTTTTAATGAAG